TGGCGATATCTCTCCCCGAGCTTTTTCCCACAGTGTTCGAATGACTGTTCGAATCTTCCCCGATCTGGCTTTGTACCAACTTGACTCTGTTTGGCGGTGTTCCGATGGCTGGTTTGCGAGCTGTTGGCAAGGATGAGGTTGCTCCTGCGCCGGCTCATGTGAAGACCGTTACGCAGGCCGCTTCGAGTGGGACGACGCGGGAACTACTGGTTGCAACCCGTGACCGTATCGCCGTTTCTGTGGAAGATCCGAATACTGCTGCCCGCGATCTTGCGGCACTAACGAAGCGTCTCATGGAGACGGTGCGCGACATTGAGGCTATCGATGCGCGCGATGTCCAGGAGGCGGGCTCGAATGCCGAAGTCGCAGACGGAATCTTCAACGCCGCGGCTGTCTGAGTTTGCTCGTTCGTTCGTTTTCCCGAAGACGATCGAGAAGACCGTTTGGACTCGGGTTGAGGCGAAGGGTCTCGAGCTCGGTCTTGGTTTCGATTGGTGGCAGAAGCAGCTAGGTACTGTTTGTCTCGGTTACGGTGCGAACGGCAAGTATGTTGCGACCGTTGGTGGTGTGGGTTTCTCGATCCCCCGCCAGGTCGGTAAGACGTATTTCGTTCTCGCGCTGCTGATCATCATGTGCATCCTCTTCCCGGGGTTTCAGGTGATCTGGACTTCGCACCACTTGGCGACCACGAATAAGACGCTTGCTACGGCTCGCGGCATGGCGCGCCGGAAGAAGATTGCGCCCCACATCAAGGCAGTACGCACGTCTCATGGTGAGGGTCAGGTCGAGTTCGTCAATGGCTCGCTGATCATGTTCGGCGCACGATCTCAGGGTTTCGGTCGCGGCTTCGATGTGATCGATGCCGAGGTGTTTGATGAGTCGCAGATTCTCGACACGAAGGCGCTCGAGGATATGGTTGCGGCCACGAACCAGGCGCGGCATCCGCATGGCGCGCTGTTGTTCTTCATGGGGACTCCGCCGCGTCCGGGTGATAAGTCTGAGGCTTTCGAGAATCGTCGCGCGAAGGCGTTGGACGGCAAGGCGAAGAATGCGATCTGGCTTGAGATTGGCGCTGATCCTGATTCGGATGTAAACGACGAGTCACAGTACCCGTTGATGAATCCGTCCTATCCGACACGAACCCCGCCCGAGTCGATCGAGCGTCTGCGCGAGAACCTGGCGGATGACGACTCATGGAACCGTGAGGGCCGTGGGGTTTGGGATGCGCTGAACTCGAAGCGTGTCATTGATGAGGTTTCGTGGAAGAAGCAGGGCGATCCTGCTTCGATGGCGGTCGAACGCCTAACACTTTCGATTGAAGTGCCGCCCGGTCGCCGCACTGCTGCCGTGGGGCTGGCAGGCAAACGTGCTGACGGTCGCTGGCATGTCGAGATGGACGAGGAGCGCGGCGGGGTCGATTGGGCTATTCCGTGGGTGGTTGCTCGTGCTGCGAAGAACCGCTTGCACGCCGTGGTGGTCGATGAGCTGTCTGGCCTGACTGAGAAGCGTCGTGACAAGCACTACCTGATCGGCACCGACATCATCGTGACCCTAGCTGCGTCTGAGGGGCGCGACATGGCGATCGCCTGCGCGAAGCTCTACGACGGCATCATGGACGGCTCGTTGTTCCACACGGATCAGCCGCAGGTGAACGTGGCCCTGTCAGTGGCTACGAAGCGTCCGCTGCAGGGTGGTTGGGCGTGGAACCGCAAGGACGCCACATCGAACATTTCCCCGATGGTTGCTGAAACTCTGGCCCTTTGGGGCGCCCAAAACGACAACGTAAACCGCCCGACTAGGCGTACAAGCAATAGGACGGCGGTGATCCTTTGATCGAGTCACTCAAGATTCCGGGTTTCTCTGAGGATGAGACTGTCACGCTAAATGCGCTTTTGGTGCAGCTTGCGGACAAGTCGAAGCGCAATTTGATGCGGTCTTCGGTGTATGACGGGAAGCGGGCTATTCGCCAGGTTGGAACGGTCATCCCGCCGCAGTACAAGAAGCTTGGGCTGATTCTTGGGTGGAACGCTAAGGGTGTCGATGGGCTCGCGCGCCGTTGCAACCTCGAGCGCATGGTTTGGACCGGTGGCGACCTTGACTCCCTCGGGATGCAGGAGCTGACAGACAGCAACTTCCTCCTGTCGGAGATTGCGAGCGGTCGCACCGATTCGCTGATTCATGGCGTTTCGTACCTGATCACGACTCAGGGCAACGTGGACGATGACGAGCCGAAGTCGCTGATTCATGCGAAGGATGGCACGAACGCCACGGGTGAGTGGAATAACCGCAAGCGCCGTCTCGACAATCTGTTGTCGGTGACATCGCGTGCCGACAATAAGGTGACAGGTTTTGTCCTGTATCTCGACGGCGAAACGATCAATGCGGATCTCGTGGATGGCAAGTGGGAAGTATCCCGCTCGCAGCATCCGTGGCACGTTCCCGCTGACCCTATGGTGTACCGCCCGCGCGCGTCACGTCGCATGGGGCGATCGCGTATCACCCGTTCAACTATTGGCCTGCAGGATGCTGCGGTTCGTGCGCTGGTGCGCATGGAAGGCCACATGGACATCTACTCCATTCCGCAGCTTGTCATGCTCGGTGCGGACGAGTCGATCTTCAAGAACGCGGACGGCTCCCAGAAGGCATCGTGGCAGGTTGCGCTGGGTCGCGTCTTCGGCATCCCGGATGATGAGGATGCGGCGAACCCGCGCGCAGATATTAAGCAGTTCAAGGCGGAGTCTCCGGAGTCTCACTTGGCGCAGCTCAATGCGCTTGCGAAGTTGACGGCTCGCGAGTTCGACCTGTCGGATGCTGATTTTGCGCTGACGGATATGGCGAACCCGACTGCCGCTGATTCGTATTCGGAGGCTCGGGAGAACCTGATTGCTGAGGCTGAGGGCGCGATGGACGATTGGTCTATCAGTGTGCGGCGGGCCGTTACTCGAGCGCTTGCTATCCAGAACGGGCTTGACGAGATCCCCGAGTCGTGGGCGTCGATTGATGCGAAGTGGCGTAAGGCGCAGTTCTCGTCTCGCGCTGCTGCGGCTGATGCTGGTGCTAAGCAGTTGGGCGCGGTGCCGTGGCTTGCTGAGACCGAAGTTGGACTCGAGTTGCTGGGTCTTGACGAGCAGCAGATTGGGCGGGCGCTGGCCGAGAGGCGTAAGGCTTCCGGTCGTGTCGTGCTCGAGGCTTTGACGCCGGCTCCGGTGGTGCCTGTTGCCAACGTCGGTTGAGTCGCGGGCGATACTGCAGCGTCTAACGTCTACGGCGGTCGAGTCGTCTGCGGCCCTGTTTGATCGGTTCAATGGTCCGCCCGAGATTGTGCGTGGCGCGCTGCTCGAGGCGATTCCGGCTGAGATTGCTTACTTCTCGAACGGTTCGGCGGCTCTTGCCGCGGACACTTATGAGGAGGAACGCGAGCTTGCCAAGGTCCGGTCGACGTTCACGGCTGAGGCTGTGGTGCTTGATCGGACGGTGAAGGTTCGCCGCGCGGTTGCGTGGGCTGCTGAGCCGTTGTTCCTGCTGCGGCCCGACCGACTGTTGACCGCCTCGCGCCTTGCTGAACTTGTGCAGGTCGAGGTTGCCCGACCGAACCGCGACACCACGCTCGCCAACAGGCGGCGCGACCCCGCATCGTCAGGCTGGCGTCGCATCGCCCGCCCTGGCGCGTGCTCGTTCTGCCGAATGCTGGCAGACAGGGGTGGTGTTTACCGAGAGAAGACGGCCTACTTCGCCTCTCACGAGAACTGCCATTGCGTCGCCCAGCCCGTGTTCTCCACGGACGACACGATCGAGGTCGGAGCCATCCAGTACATCGCCTCGAAGCGAAACAAGACTCCCGAGCAACGTGCTCGAGTGAAGTCCTACCTCGAAAACTTCTACCCCTAAGCCTCGCCTCACAGCGGGGCTTTTTTAGTGCCCGCTTCCACGCGGGCCTCGACAGCTTCCCCGCACGTGGGGAGAACGTTACGGCCACGTTTCAAGGCCGGTCTTGATGTGCGACGGCACGGAAACGGATGGAACCAATGACAGATGCAACTGAGCCCAAGGCTGACGAGAAGTCGGGCGACAAGGGCGAGCAGAAGCAGCAGGAACAGACCTTCACGAGCGCTGACGTAGAGCGCATTGTGCGGGAACGGCTGGCACAGCAGGCCAAGAACAAGTTCGGCGACTACGACGAACTGAAGACAAAGGCCGATGGCGCTAGGACTCTCGAGGAACGTTTCGGCGCTCTCGAAAGCGAACTTGCGACAAGCAAGGCGCAAGCGCTTCGCGCACGTATCGCGGCCGATTACGGCATCAACACGAAGCCCGCTAAGGCGGGTGAACCGTCTGACGCTGACCTGTTCCTCACCGGTTCCGACGAAGCCTCCCTCACCGCTCAGGCGCAGCGCTTGGCCGGTCGTGAGGCAGACCGCAAGAAGCAAGGCAACGTCGCGCCCAAGGAGGGCGAGACCAAAACATCCGGTGGCACGGACGCAGAACTTCGTGAATTCACGAGTGGACTGTTCCGTCGCGCCGACTAACCGAAAGGCACAATCATGGTTGCTCTCGCAACTGGATCACTCTCGATCCCTAAGCAGAAAATCACCCCTTGGCTGGGTGCCATCCAGAACGGTTCGGCTGTAGCAAGCCTTTCCGCACAGACCCCGATGACCTTCGGTGAAGGCGAGTCGTGGACGTTTGACATCGGTGAGGCCGAGTACGTCGCTGAGGGTGGGCAGAAGGGCGCTTCGACCATCACGCCGACCTCGAAGGCCATCAAGCCGTTCAAGTTCCACAAGACCCTCCGGTTCAACCAGGAAGTTCTGTGGGCTGACGAGGACCGCCAGCTCGAGGTTGTGGACGAGATCCTTGCCCTCATCCAGCCGGCACTGTCTCGCGCACTCGACTTCGGTGTGTTCCACGAGATCAACCCGACCGGTGGTGCTGTTGTCGCCGCGATGAACGGCGGACTCACGGACACGACGAACCTTGTGGAGTACGTTGCGGCCAACAAGCCGTATGTCAGCCTCGACGCAGCGGACGATCTGATCCTCGCTGATGGTTTCGTTCCGCGCGACATCGCTCTCGCGCCCGCATATGCCGCAAAGTTCTCTGCCCTTCGTGGCACGAACTCTGAGCAGAAGCTGTACCCGAACTTCCGCCTCGGAGTGGAGACCAGCGAGCTTGACGGTCACCGCGCGTCCGTGTCCAACACGGTCAGCGGTACCGGCGTGCTTGCGGTTGACACGAAGGTGCTCGGCTTCGTTGGTGACTTCTCGGCTATCCGCTGGGGCGTCCAGAAGTCGATTGGCCTCGAGCTGATCGAGTACGGCGACCCGGACGGTGGCGGTGACCTCAAGCGCAACAACCAGGTCGCATTCCGCGCCGAGGTTGTCTACGGCTGGGGTATCGCAAACCTGAACGCCTTCGCGAAGATCCACGACCTGGTTTAGCAAATCTGGCGGGCGGTGCCTCATGGTGCCGCCCGCCACCCCAAGTTTGGAGTTTTGATGAGCAGGTTCAGGAATGAGAGCACGGGCATTGTGGTGTCTGTTGCTGACGAGAAGGATGCACGGTTCGGTGCTGGTTGGGTTTCTGCGGACGCCCCGGCCACCGATTCCAAGCGTGGCCCGGGTCGCCCCAAGAAGGCTGACACTCCCGATCCCGCTGACGACTAACTAAACAACGAAAGGGGGCGGTCATATGTCTGTGACTCCCAGCATGCTTGCGGTTGCTCTTGGGCTGGCCGCCCCCGAACCTGGTTCAATCACTGAGCAGCAGTGGGAACTGTGGATCTCTGATGCGGAGATGCTGATTGAGGCTCGTCGTCTCAGCATTGATCCGACTCTGGTTATCGATGAGGCGAAGCTTGATTATGTGGTGCGCGAGTCTGTGGTGTCGCATATCCGCAAGCCGGACGATGCGACGCAGGTTTCGGTTGCTATCGATGATGGTTCCACTACGAAGTCTTACAAGTCGGGTAAGGGCCGCGTCACAATTCTTGATGAGTGGTGGCTGTTCCTTGGCCTGACTGAAACGAACGGCGCGTTTGCGATCGATATGGTCGGCGTCTCCACCATTCACCTGCCGTGGTGCTCGCTGAACTTCGGTGCGCTGTACTGCTCGTGCGGAGCAGACATTGCCGGCTATCCGATCTTTGAGGGTGGCGAGTACCTGTGACCCTCGGCCAAGACCTGACTGCAGCGATCCCGGGTCTGCGTGCTGAGGCTGAGTCGATGATGTTGTCGACGGGCATCATCCGTCGCGCAACAGGTGGCACGGTGGAAGATCCGATCACGCACGAGGAGGTGCCCGTAACGGTCGTCATCTACACGGGCATCTGCCGCTTCAAGGCAGCATCAACTCAGGCTGGCCGTTCTGACATTCCGGGCGCTGTTGTTACTGACCAGTCGGCAACCCTGTTCCTGCCCGTTGGCGCTCCTGGTGCTGGTGACGTGCGACTGAATGATGTGTGGGAGTGCGTGACGAATCCGATTGACCCGTCGAAGGTTGGCAAGAAGGCCCGCATCACTGGTGGGCATTCGCAGACCTACGCGACAGCACATCGGTTTCCGGTTGAGGAAGTGGCATAGTGGCCGGCTTCGATTTCTCGGAGCTCGACCAGCTCGCCGCGGATCTTGGGGAGGTTCCCGAGAAGGCTGGCCCGAACATCGCGAAGGCGATCACCGTTTCTTCGATCAAGGTCAAGGAATCATGGCAGGAACCGCTTAAGGGTTCAGCCACACTCCCACGCTTGCCCTACGCGCTCAGCTTCGATATCACCAACCTGCAGGCGTTCGGTGTCTCGGTGATCAAGTCGGAGATCGGCTTCGACAAAGAGAAGCCGCAGGGAGCACTTGGCAACGTGTCCGAGTACGGAACCCCGACGATCACGGGTCGCGGCTACGGCATTGCTGCCTTGCATGCGAACGAGGCGGATTTCGTAAAGGGTTTGTCGGTTGCTCTCGAGCAGACAGAGAGGGCGGCTGGGCTATGAGTAAAGCGCAAACGGATGCTGTTGTGGCGCGCGTGCAGTCGGTGCCGGATCAGTCGGCTAAGACGTGGACGCTGGTTGCCCCTCGTGATGCTGTTGGGAAGCTTCCTACACCCCCGTACACGGTTGTTCAGCCGTCCGATGGCACTAATACTGCGGACAGGTTTACGGGGCCGCGTTCGGTGTCGCATCCACGGTTCGTTCTGCATTTTGTGGGCTCGAGTTACGACAACGCGCAGGCCACTCTTGAGCGGGTCAAGGCGAAGTTCATTGACCCGGTGTCTAAGTTTCCGATCCTGTTGACGGTTTCGGGCGAGTCGGTGAAGAACTTCATTTGGGAGTCGCCGTTGCCCGTTCAGGTCGATAACGATGTGACCCCGCCTCTGCTGTATGCGAGTGCGGAAATCTCGTGGGACGCAGAAACCCTCTAATCAAATAACGCGAAAGGGCATCCAGCGATGGGTGCCCTTTTTTGCGCCCAAAAACTCCTGCACTTCCGCAGGTCAACCCCGGCCAACGGGTCTCCGTCTGGTCTTTCTAAACAAGGAGAATCACATGGCGCTTGACCCTATCCCTACCAGCTTTCAGTCCGATGGCAAGTGGACTCTCACCTACGTCCCGACCGCATCGAACCCGCTTTCGGCTGCGATCCTCAACGGTGGCACCGCGAAGGACATCACCTACAGCTTCACCGCTGACGGCTTCAACTACTCGGTCGCACAGGCCACCGTTGAGGACAAGCGTCTGACACTGGTTCAGGATCTTTCCCGACCGGGTAAGACCACGGAGAGCCTCGAGCTCAAGTATGTGGACACCACGGATGCCGGTTCTGCCGCCGTCCTGTTCACCGCTGGATCGACCGGCTTCATTGTGATCCGCCGCCAGGTGGACAACGGTACGGCCTACGCAGCCTCGCAGATCGTGGATGTCATCACGTATGTGCTGGGTGTGCAGCGCCCGGATGCGCCGACCGAGAACGGTCTGGACACCATTTCGCAGACGGTCTACTTCACTGCGGCAACGCAGCGTAAGGCAACCACTGTCGCGTAACGAACGACCGGCCAGCGTGTGTCCCCGTGCGCGCTGGCCGGTTTCCATTTTTGCGGGGCAACAACTCACGGGAGAGTGAATGTCTGATCTTGATGCGCTGCTTGATGCAGCGAAGGAACGTAAGACTGCGGAACCTGATTCGCGGACGCATGAGGTTCTGATTGGTGAGGACGTGTGGACGTTGCGTTTCGATGCAATGGATTCGCGCGCGTGGGGTGATGTGACTGCAGCTAACCCGCTGCGACCTGATTCGCCTATCGATCGCCGTTACGGGTACGACTTCAATGGTGCGGCACGTTCTGCGGCCCCCCTGTGTGGTGTGCGTGTGGTTGACGGCAAGGATGAATCGTTGACTCCGGCCCAGTGGGAGAAGGTGTTTGACATCATCTCGGGTGGCGAGTCGAACAAGATCGCCTCGGACATTTTCGAGATGAATGACTTCGCGCCGGCGCAAAGGCTGGCGACCCGAAAAAAAGCACTCGCGGCCGCACAGAAGCAGAAGCGGCCCTTGCTCGAGAAGTAGGTGTTTCCCCGCGCGTCCTGTCGGGGTGGGTGCCGGTAACGATCACCCATTACGAGTACGACACGGATGGCCATGTGTCGCGGACGGTTGCGGTCACTGAGTCTGAGTGGTCTGAGGATGATGTGGCTCAGTTGATCGCGTCACGCCAGATCGACCTTGAGAAGAACCGCTACGGCACGCCCATTGATGAAGCTACCGATCCTGCGAACCAGGATGCGTTCAAGGGCCGCGATAAGCCGCGTGTGGATTGGCAAGAGAAGGCTGACCGTGACGCGCAGGACAAGTACTACAAGGAGTGGGATAAGCCGGACAACCCGGTGAATCGCAACGGTCACATTTGGGGTGCGTACCGGGTCGACTAGTTCGGCAGGTCTGCGGTGTGTTCGGGGCAGTACTGGGTCACTGAGTATGCGATCAGTGACCCGGCTGTGCGCGCCTCCATGCCGGTGTCGGTCATCTGCTTGACCGCTTTCAACCAGGGGTCGCTCTCAGCCCCGAACACACCGCAGACCGCCCGCCCTACGTCTTTGATGCTCTCGTCACTGAGCCCATCGAGTCCGTCCGTTCCGCGCACTACCTCGTAGTAGTCGGCTTCGGGCATGGCGGTTGACGCGCATCCGGTGAGTGTCAGTCCGGCGATCGCGAATATGACCCATTTTTTCATGCGCTGAGTGTAGCGCCAACAACTCAACAGCCGGGAGTCCCCACTATGGCCGACAGGACAGTCAAGGTCACGCTTACGGCTCAGGTTGCTGGGTATATCGCTGGCATGGAGCAGGCCCGCTCTAAGACGGAAACCGTTTCGAAGGAGGCCCAGCAGAAGCTTCAAAAGCAGGGCGAGGCTTTCACCGCCATGGGCGCGATTGCGATGCGCGCTGGTGCTATTGCTGCTGCAGGTATCGCCCTTGCTGTCGCTCGGTTCGCTGAGTTCGATGAGGCCATTTCGCAGGTTCAGGCGGCGACGCAGGAGTCCACGGCGAACATGAACCTGCTGCGTGATGCTGCCCTTGAGGCTGGCGCTTCGACAGTGTTCACGGCTACCGAGGCGGCACATGCCATCGAGGAGCTTGGCAAGGCTGGCCTGACGACTGCGGAGATCCTTGAGGGTGGCCTTGATGGTGCCCTGACGCTGGCGGCTGCTGGTGGGCTCGAGGTTGCGGACGCTGCGGCTATTGCGGCGATCTCTCTCAAGCAGTTCGGGCTCGAGGGTTCGGATATCCCTCATGTTGCTGATCTGCTCGCGGCGGGTGCCGGTAAGGCTGTTGGTTCGGTTGATGACCTGTCGGCTGCACTCAACCAGGCGGGTCTGATTGCGAACGCTGCAGGGTTCTCGATTGAGGACACGACTGGTGTTCTGGCCGCGTTTGCTGATGCTGGTCTGCTGGGTTCCGATGCGGGTACGTCGCTCAAGACGGCGATCATTTCGTTGCAGGCTCCGTCTGAGAAGGCGAAGAAGGCGATGGCCGACTATGGCCTCGAGTTCTACAACTCGTCGGGGCAGATGAAGTCGTTCGAGGAGATCGCGGGGCAGCTTGAGTCGAAGCTTGGCGGCCTGACGGATGAGCAGCGCAACTCCACCCTTGCCACGATCTTCGGCACGGACGCGATTCGTTCCGCGAACGTCCTGTACACGCAGGGCGCGGCAGGCATCAAGAAGTACGTCGACCAGACCAACGAATCAGGTTACGCGGCTCGTGTCGCTGCTGATCGCCTGAACAACCTGTCGGGTGACGTGGAGAAGCTTGGTGGCGCGTTCGATACCGCCCTCATCAAGCAGGGCTCGGTTGCGAACGATTCCCTCCGCACTCTCACCCAGTCGGCCACGTTCCTTGTGGATGCTGCTGCTGGGATGCCTGAGCCGTTGCAGGCTGTCGGGCTGACACTTACCGCTGTTGCTGCGGCGACCCTGCTTTCGGGTGGTGCTGCGTTGACGGTGATTCCGAAGTGGGTGGCGTTCAAGGCAACCATCGAGGCGACGGGTGGCGGGCTCAAGGGTTTCGCGGCGAACAGTCTCAAGGCTGGTGGCGCGATCGGCATTGCCACCCTCGCGCTCTCCATCCTCATTCAGACGGCTGCGGATTCTGCTGCCCGCGTGGACGAGCTGGGCGGCTCCCTCGACGCCACGACCGGCTCTATCACCGACTACACGCGCGAGGTTGTGAAAAAGCAGCTTGCTGACACGAAGGCGTACGACCAGGCGACCAACCTTGGCATTTCTTTGAGCCTTGTTACGGATGCTGCCCTCGGCAACGCGGACGCCATGAAGGAGGTCGAGAAGCAGGCCACCGCTGCAGCAGAGGGAAACTTTGTCCTGTCTGCACAGTCAAGGGATCTGCAGTTCGTCCTCAATCGGGTGTCTGGCGAACTGGACCAGTCGAAGACGAAGCAAGAGCAGTTGAACGATGCGTCACGCGAGAATGCGAAGCTGACGAAGGATTCTGCGGGCCAGTACAAGGCTGCCGCGGACCAGGCGCAGGCGTTCACCGACGAGCTCACGTCACTCATCGGTGCGATCAACGAGGCGAACGGACTCAATCAGGATGCCGCTGGTGCGAATGCCGCCTACCAGAAGACGCTTGCTGATGCGGGCGCTGAGGTGAAGGCATTCGTTGCCACCAATGGTGCTTCCGTGAATGCCCTCAACGAGAACACTGTGGCGGGTTCCGCGAACCTTGCGATGCTGGCTGACCTTGCCGGTTCCGCTCAGGCCGCGGCTCAGGCTCAGGTTGATGCGGGCGGTTCCGCGGAGGACTATCAGGCCTCCTTGGTGGCCGCGAACAAGACCATCTATGACACCACATTCGCCCTCACGGGCAATGCGGCCAAGGCGCAGGAAGTCGCGGACAAGTACGCCAGGATCCCGACGCTGCGTGAGTCAAAGATCACCGTCGACGCATCCAACGCGGTCAGGAACCTTGACTCGGTACTCGACAAGCTGGGCCGTGTTCGTTCCATTGCCGTGAAGGTGAACTCAATCATCGGCAAGGTCGGCAACTCGATTGACGTTGACGGCATGAAGGCTGGCGGTGGTGCCATCTATGGTCCGGGTGGGCCGAAGGATGACAAGGCGGGCCTGTACGGCCTGTCGAATGGTGAGCACGTTCTGACCGCTGAGGATGTCACCGCTTTGGGTGGACAGTCGGGTGTGTACGCAATGCGCGCCTCGCTGCAGTCCGGTGGCGGCTACTCAACACCGTCCGCGCCCGTCTACGCGCCTGCTGGTGGCGGTGGTGGCACATCCGTTGTCATCACCGTTCCCGTGACGGTGCACTCGCTGGCGATCGACAACCCGGATGCTGCGGGCCGCATGATCGCGGGCGCAGTGCAGACCAGTCTCCGCAATGGCGTCATCCCGACTGATTGGAACAAGCCGTGAGCTTTCCCCCGAGCAGCAACAGATTCGCGATGGGTATCGGTGTGGCCGGCGCAATGCTCGAGGTCACGGATGATGTTGTTTTCAATGAGGGCAACATCACTCGTCGGTGGGGTCGTCAGGCCACCTTCTCGGACACTTCGCCGGGGACGTTCTCGTTCACGCTGGATAACCGTGACGGGAAGTACACGCCCGATAACCCCGCCTCGAGCCTGTCAACGAAGGTTACTGAGGGGATGCGTGTTGCGTGGGAGCTGAACGGGCAGATCCGTTCGGGAACTATCGCATCCGTGTCATCGGTGTTCCCTCCTGAGGGCAACCCGGACGCTGCACGTCTGCGTGTGAACGTCACGGATGTGTTGGCTGATGCCGCGCGGACACAGATCGATGACTTGCCGCAGTCGGTTGTTCTTGCCGCTCGCCCCTACTCCTATTGGCCGATGGATGATGCAGTCGGGTCTGTCGCGCCTCGGGAGATTTCCGGAAATAGATACGGCAACCTACGAAAGCTCGTTCCCGACATTGTTGGTGCCGATGTTGTGTTTGGTGGCGTTTCAGCAAACACGGGATGGCCGGAAGCTGACTTCATTTTCCCCACTACGGTCGTGTCCGGCTTGGATGGCACAGGGCTGATCTCGGATGGATCTTCGGTCTTCGGGATGGAACCTGCGCTGGGGCCATACCCATATGCGGCGGCATCCGCTGGTTGGTGGAGCTTCTGGGCTACGCCGCCTGTCGGAACGAGCGGCAGCGCTCTGTCCATCCATCTGCAGGGTTGGGACTTGCTTGGCATCGGAGGGGTCAGCATCCAGGTTGCTGTTAACGCAATCAATGGACAGGTGAGCATGAGCTCACCCACCCCCGCCTTTGGTACGGTGCTCGCGCCCCTGACTCGACCGTTCGCCCACATTGCGTTCGGGGCTACTACTGCGTTTGCGGCGGGCGTTTGGACGGTGACATACCAGCTGTACGTTGACGGTGTTGCGGCCCCCGGAACTGTGGCCTACAGTACCGGTTCCGCAGTTGATCCGCGTCTGTTCAAGTGGGCTTTCAAGATCAGGACGGTGGCCACAGTCAGCGCGCCAACAGCGCACGCCTATGTGTCACATATCGCGCACACCCCTGCCCGAATATCGGCAATGGACTTGGCGGTATCCCAGTCGACCGAGCCGGCTCGGTTGCAGGCGATCGCGTCAACAATCCCCACGTTGACTCTCGATACGCTGCCGACCGACCTCAGTCCTGCAACTGTCGGGATTCAGTCTGGCGGTTCAGCGCTCGACATGTTCAACGAGATCATCCGCGGTGAGCAGGGTCACATCTGGTCGGACACTTCGGGGACACTGTTGGCCCCGGTCGAGAAAGTGAAGGTTCGTGCGCGGGTTCGTCCGGAAACGGTCACGTCATCGTTTTCCACCAATGTGGATGTGCAGGGCGCACCTGATCTGCAGCGGAACACGAGCAACATGGTGTCCTCCGCAACCGCGACAGGCCCGGCGACGAAAGCGACCGCATACAGGCGTGACCTCGAGCCGCGTGTCGGTTCCGCGAACACGTCAATGAGTGTCGCGCTGTTGTCGTTCGCTGACCTTGAGG